TGCATATTCACATCTAATCGAAACTCTTGGTATGCCAGAAAGCACATACAATGAGTTTCTAGAGTATGATGCAATGCGTGAGAAGCATGAGTACTTCATGGCAAAGGTAGACAATGAAGCAGTGCTACCAGTCAAGATGGCTGCAATCTCTGCCTTCACTGAAGGACTCGCACTATTCAGTTCGTTCATTATGCTACTAAACTTTCCTCGTCATGGTAAGATGAAGGGCATGGGTCAGATTGTTACTTGGTCTATCGTTGATGAAACGATGCACGCCGAAGGTATTATTGCTCTGTTTCGCTCGTACCTTGAAGAGAACCCAGAAGTTTGGAATGATGATACAAAGAGTCAAATCTACTCTATCGCTGAGAAGATGGTAGAACTTGAAGACGATTTCGTTGACCTAGCATTTCAGATGGGTGAGATGGAGAATCTCACAGCAGCAGAAGTCAAGCAATATATTCGTTACATTGCTGATCGTCGTTTGATTTCTATGGGTATGAGAGGCATCTTCAAAGTCAAGAAGAATCCTTTGCCGTGGGTTGAAGAGATGATCAATGCTCCAACACACACTAACTTCTTCGAGAATCGTTCTACTGATTATGCTACCGCAGCACTCAGTGGCTCTTGGGAAGAAATTTGGGGAGCAAGCAATGGATGAAGCGTATGAAAAAGACCATACCTGTGATATGTGTGGCGCTGTGTTTACAATAAAGCACGAACTATATGATGACGTTCTCTATTGCCCTTTCTGTGGTGATGATGCGTTGATTGATGATGAGGAGACGGTAGAATAACATGGTTTTACAATGGTGAAGAATTCTTAGATATACCTGAAGATTATATTGGATTCGTTTATATTATTACACAATTAGATACTGATAAAAAGTATGTTGGTAAGAAACTATTTTGGTCTAAGAATACCTTACCTCCACTTAAAGGCAAGACTCGCAAGAGACGTAAGATAGTTGAGTCCGATTGGAAAGACTATTTCGGTAGTTCTGAGTTGGTGAAGCGTCTTCTACTAGAGAATGGTAGAGACGCTTTTCGCCGTGATATTCTTTACCTTTGTATGTCGAAGGGAGAGATGGGTTATCTAGAAGCTAAAGAGCAGTTTGATAGAAACGTTCTGCTAGATGATTCGTATCTAAATGGCATCATAAACTGCAAAATTCACCGCTCTCATGTAAAATCTCTAAAAAAGGGTTGACTTTTGTTTCTAAAATGAATATATTAAATATATCAGAAACGAAAAGGGAATGATAATGAACAAATCTCAGATGACTTATGATCAGCTAATGTGCGAATGTGAAGCCGCTATTGATGACTTCACCAAGTCCAAATTCAGTCTGTATCGTAGGCTGATTGTTCTCAAGCCAGCAAAGAAGTATGTAGCTAAGATTGCAGAGTATTATTCTCGCTTGCAGGAAGAGCTACGAGAGTTGGTTGAGGATAAAACTCCTGACCTCGTTGAAGCATACGACTATCTCAAACTCCCACAACGAAAGAAGTTTCTCGCATTTGTGACCACTCTTGTCGAAGACGCTAATTCTTATGCTGCAAGCAAGAAGAAGGTGCGTGTGAAGCGCAAGGTGTCTTCCGAGAAGATTGTTTCAAAACTCAAGTATAAGCAGTCCGATGGCGACTTCAAGCTAAATAGCATTGACCCTATCGTCATTCCTCAGAGCGAGATACTATTTGTTTTTAATACAAAGTATCGTGACTTGTTTATATATCAAGCAAAGGAGGGCGAGAAGCTATCTGTAAAGGGCACAACCCTACAGAACTTCGATGAGAAGAAGTCCTTCAAGAAGAAAATCCGCAAACCCGAAATGATTAGTAGTGTGTATCGTTCTACTAAACTTCGTTCTATCAATGCGTTTAGTGAAATCAAAACAAAGCCAGGTGTTGCAACAGGTCGTATCAACGGCGACTGTGTTCTACTGCGAGCAATATAGGAGATAAAAATGGATATTACTTTTACACCAGATGACCCTGAAATCGGAGAAGTGGAGTTTACGTTGGATAATGAAACCATCGCATCCAACGTCCTTCTCTTTCCAAAACGAACGTCACCAGACTTCGAGCCTCCTCAAAATAGAGCGGAATTGCACGAGCGAATTCGAGAGGAACAGATAGAAGTTGCGATTGACATTGCGACTGAAGTTCTCTGTAAGACGTTAGGCTCTCTACAAGACATGGGATTCAACATCAGGAAAACTGAAAAGCTAGGATATGATGCTGCTTTGATGCTAGAATGCACTAAGGCGCTTATTATGAGAATGCAGGGCAATGAGCATCCATTACACGATAATCTTGAAAATATTATTCCGATGACCGAATTTGGGTCTGATCCTATGAACTACTATAACCAGTTTCTGAATATCCTAGAGGGTGGCACTGATAGTTAATTTTTTAAAAAAACTTCAAAAAAGTGGTTGACTTTTGTTTTGAAAACTGTTACAATATGTATATTGAATGATTGAAAAGGAAGAAAGAAAATGGCTCACGAACTTGAAATCGTAAACGGTGAAGCGCAGATGGCATATGTTGGGGATGTTCCTTGGCATGGTCTGGGTGTTGCAGTGCCTGAAGACACTTCTGCTATGGATATGATGTCCCTTGCTGGTCTCGACTGGCGTGTTGAAGAACTTGAATCTTTTGTCGAGTTCAATGGTGAGAAGATTCCAACTGGTTCAAAAGCGCTCGTGCGTGACATTGACAGTAAGGTGCTAACTCAGGTTGGTGCTAACTGGAACCCAGTGCAGAACTCTGAAGCGTTTGAGTTCTTCAACGAGTTTGTTGAAGCAGGCGATATGAAGATGCACACTGCTGGCTCTCTCAAAGATGGTCAGATTGTCTGGGCGCTTGCCAAGGTCGAAGATGACTTTGAACTCTTCAATGGAGACAAGGTTGAATCGTTCCTGCTGTTCTCTAACCCTCACCAGTATGGTAAGTCGATTGATATTCGCTTCACTCCTATTCGTGTGGTGTGTAACAATACGCTGACCTACTCTCTTGGTAAGCAGGCTGACAATGCTGTTAAACTGAACCATCGTAAAGCGTTTGATTCTGAGAACGTTAAGGCGACTCTCGGTATTGCTCGCAGCAAGATGAAAGACTATCGTGAGATGGCTCAGTATCTTGGTTCGAAGCGTTACAATGCTACGTCTCTTGATGAGTATCTCACCGAACTGTTTGGTACTAAGACTGGTACGAAGGGTGACCTCACTCGCACGGGCGAGACTGTTCGTGACCTGATGGAGACTCAGCCCGGTGCTGAGTACGCTGAAGGCTCCTGGTGGACTGCTTACAATGCAGTGACCTACTTCACTGACCACGTTGCTGGTCGCTCAAATGACACTCGGATGCAGTCTGCTTGGTTTGGTGCAAATCAGAAAAAGAAGATGGATTCCCTACAGAAAGCACTGGAATATGCCGATGCGTAAAATACTTTTCACTGTTACCCTTGCCCTTGCAGTCTCTGGTTGTCTTACAAATCAAGATGGCGGAGCAGTTATCGGTGGCGTTGCTGGAGGGCTTCTCGGTAACACTATCGGCAAGGGTTCTGGTAAAGGTATTGCCACTGTAGGTGGCGCTGTAGTCGGTGCTATTGTGGGGTCTAAAGTAGGCGAGAATATGGAAAAGCCTAAGACCGTTGTTCATATGCCGCCTGCTCATTACCTTCCGCCCCCTCAAGAACACGAATGCAATGACTACATAACCAATCCTGGCGCATACGATTCGTGTCAGCGTGGTATCAAGCATCGTGAATATTTAGAGCAGAAGCGCCTTGAGCGAGAAGCATTTCGACGAGGTGCAAAAAAATAATCTTTTTTTGAAAAAAACCCTTGACATTTGCTGTCAGAGTACTTATATTATAGATATGAACACAGCAAAGAAGGATTCGAAGATGAAGTTTGACTACACCTCTCACGACCAAATCGACCTTGGTATGCAGCAGTATATCAAGGTCGTGGCGTGTGTAGATAACATCATTGAGGTGACCCTCGAACAGATAAACGTTTATCTTAACGAAATGGATTGGTGGTATGGTGATGAATAAAGCATACAAGGTGTCCGTGATTGCTTTGGTTGCTGCGGTAACATACTCTCTTGTTGCTGATAGAAGCACTGCTGGTATGGACCAAATCATGCCTACGATTGTATACAAAGAAACTGATGCTGCTTTGTTAGACCAAGCACATTGTCTTGCTACCAACATTTACTTTGAAGCAAGGCACCAAGAAGACGATGAGAAAGAAGCCATCGCTAACGTGGTGATCAATCGTGCCAAAGATAAATCGTTTCCTGATACGATTTGTGGAGTTGTTTATCAAGCAGTGAGAGATTCTAACGGTAATCCACTTCGTGACAAGTGCCAGTTCTCTTGGTATTGCGATGGCAAGTCAGATAAAATCAAAGATGCTGTTGCTTATGACGATGATTTTAATCTTGCTTTAACTGCAATATTGAACCGTGAAGAAGAAGGACCAGATAATGATTACACATACGATAACACTAATAATTCTCTTTGGTATCATGCTCATTACGTTAAGCCATATTGGGCAGCAGCATACACATTCCAAGAGCGTATTGGTGCCCACCTCTTCTACAGTCGCTAATGTCTGATGAAACTAGCAAAGTATGGTTCATCGTCAAATGGAGCAACTCTATATACTACGACTTCGCCTTGCTTTGAATGTGCGAAGCTGATTTATCAAAGTGGTATTAAAAAATTAGTGTATTCTGAATTCTATACAGATCAGCAACCACTCACTTTTCTATATACTACACCCGGTTTTAATATTATACATTTGGAGAAATAAATGGCAAAAGGCAAGAAGAGTTCTGGTACGCATTATGTATCGAAGGGTTCAGTGGGTGTGAATAAGAGCATTACAAAGGCTGTTAGGCGTGAACGCAGTGAACTTGATAAGGCGATGCAAGCACTCGAATCTTGGAAGCGAGGTTCTCCCACTCCACGATCTATTCAGAAGTCGTTTGGCGTTACTGCTGCAACTACTTATCGTGATTGGATTAAACGTGGCTGGGCAATGAAAGATAAGGTTCCAGCAAATGCAGGGTAAATATGTATTGCACTGTGATGCGGGAGACCCAGTTCGAGACCTATTTTTAGAGGTAATGAAAAAAAATAGACGACGATACGCCATCATATATAGTAAGCAAGATGATGGAAGTGCCGTTGTGACTTATAATGAAATTATCTTCGAAGAATATGAAGAATTCTTAGACCATGTGGAAGGAACAAGTGGAGGATATGATGGACTATTTGGATATTCTAGAGAAGCTACACAGTGATCGCTGTTGGGTTACCTTTAAGAAGGTAAACGGCGATATGCGAACGATGTGGTGTACTCTTAAAACGGAGTATTTACCAGAGCAACAGGACATTGAAGAAGTTCTAGTTAAGCCAGAAGATGAACCCAAAGCAATTGCTGTATGGGATTTAGAGAAAGAGGCTTGGCGGTCTTTCCGTATTGAATCGATGGTTAAATTCGAGATCAACAGCTATTTACATCAAAGTGATTTTTCATGGTCGAAATCGTAGAAGGCAAACTCGTTCGCAATGAGACTAATTCGAGTGCGATGGGTGGAACTGAAATGATGGCAATTGGAATGCAAAAGCGTATTCCACAAGAGTTGCTAAAGAACTTTCAGATTATCCACTCTCGCACTCGTGAATTACGAGATGATTTGAAAAAGATTCTTGTATGTCACGATTTAGCAGGAGACCCTGAAGTAGCCCATTTGAAAGATGGTGGCTATAAGAAGTATGATAAGCTGGTGTTCGTCTCTCAGTGGCAATTTCAACAGTATCATGATTTTCTGGGTGTGCCATACAGTCACTCTCATATTCTCAAGAATGCTATTGAACCTATTGTTGAGCATAAGAAGCCGAATGATGGTAAAATTCGTATCATCTATCATACGACGCCTCATCGTGGGCTGGGGCTACTGTATCCTATCTTCGATGCTCTAACTAAGCAGCATGATAATATCGAACTTGATGTGTATAGTTCCTTCAAGATATATGGCTGGGAGCAGAGAGATGTGCCATACAAGGCTCTATTCGACCAACTGAAGCAACATCCGAAGATTCGCTATCATGGGTCAGTATCTAACAAAGAGGTTAGAAAGGCGCTACAAAGCGCTCACATCTTCGCCTACCCGTCTATCTGGCAAGAGACTTCGTGCATTGCGTTGATTGAAGCCATGTCTGCTGGGTGTCTCTGTGTCCATCCAAACTATGCTGCTCTTCCTGAGACTGCTGCTAATATGACTACTATGTATCAGTGGGATGAGGATGTGCAGATTCACGCTAACAGAGCGCATAGGTATTTGGAGAGTGCTATAGAGCATATCAAAACATATGGTGTGTTAGATATGAATTTACAAATACACAATACAAACAACACTTTTAATTGGTCTCGCCGTCAAAAGGAATGGACGCAATTTTTATCATCTTTTTAGAAAAAGAGTTGACATTTGTTTCGATATGATATATATTAAGTATAGTAACAATGAAGGACAAGCAAGTGATTTTAGTTGATATGAATCAGGTGATGATTAGTAACGTCATGATTCAAATTGGTAACCATCATAATGTCGAGTTTGAGGAAAGTCTCATTCGACACATGGTTCTCAATTCAATTCGCTCGTATCGTCAGAAGTTCGTCAAAGATTATGGAGAACTCGTTCTCTGTTTCGATGATAAGAACTACTGGCGACGAGACGTATTCCCATACTACAAAGCAAATCGCAAGAAGTCTCGTGAGTCTTCTGAACTCAATTGGAACGAACTGTTTCGTATCCTAAATCTTGTGCGAGATGAAATCAAAGAAGTTTTTCCATACAAAACAGTTCAGGTTGACCGTGCTGAAGCAGATGATGCTATTGGTACAATCTGTCATAAGTTTGGTGTTGAATTGAACGCTGGCTCAACAGAAAAGATTTTGATTCTTTCTGCTGATAAAGACTTTATTCAACTGCACAAGTATGCTAATGTAACTCAATACGATCCTATTCGTAAGCGTTGGCTTCGTCATGCTGATCCTAATCAATACATAATGGAACACATTATGAAGGGTGATACTGGCGATGGTGTGCCTAACATGCTATCAGAAGACGATTGTCTTGTTATGGGAACTCGACAGAGACCTATGACACAAAAGCGTATCGCACAGTATACTGCTGAACTTAAAAATGATTGTATGACGGACGAAACAATTCTTCGTGGTTATCAGCGCAATAAGGCAATGATTGACTTGTCTATGGTGCCTGATTATATTCAAGAAGAAGTGATGACTAAATACAATGAAGAGAGCGGTGATCGCTCTAAACTCTTTAACTACTTCATTGAAAAACGATTGAAAAATCTTATTGAAAACATAGGTGAATTTTAAATGCAACTATCTATTTCTGAAATCTTAGACAAAGCATCTAAGATGAAAACAAAATCTGAGAAAGTGAAATGGCTCAAGCAGAATGAAGCAAAGCCATTGAAGACAGTACTCAAAGCAATGTACTGTCCTTCTCTCAAGTGCCTTTTACCTGAAGGCGCTCCTCCATACACACCATCAGAAGCAGTAGACGATCATGGTATGCTGTATACGAATTCAAAGCGTATTCCATATTTCTATGAAGGCACTGGCACAAACGTCAAGCCAATGAAGAGAGAACAGTTGTTCATTCAACTGCTTGAGACTGTCAATAAGAATGATGCACTCCTTCTTATCGATATGAAAGATGGTAAGCATGTTAAGGGATTGACTGTAAAAACAATCAACGAAGCATTTTCAAATTTAATTGCAGAGGACAAGTAGACTAGAGATGGGTAAGACGTATCGCCGAGAGAAAAATGTTTGGGATGATAATCCAAATCGATTTGAGCGCAGAACAATCGAGCGTAACAATTCTCAAAAAATAAAAGAATATGCCTATCAAGAAAAGCGTAAACAGAAAAACAAAATTCGTGAAACGGAGCAATATGAAGAACTCTAAATTGATACTAACTGATTGTGATGGCGTTCTACTTGATTGGTCATACCGATTCTTCGAGTTCATGGACGAAAAGGGGTATACGCTATCTAATGGTTATCAACGTGTCTATGGCATCGATAAGATATTCAATGAAGTTGTTGACAAGGCTGATGGTCGTAGACTTGTAACAGAGTTTAATGAGAGTGCATGGATTGGGTTTCTACCAGCACTTAGAGATGCAGTGAAGTATGTAAAAAAGCTGAACGAAGAGCATGGATATATCTTCGGCGTGATTACATCACTCTCTACTAACTCATATGCTATATCCCTTCGTGAAAAAAACTTAGTGAGAATATTTGGAGAAAATGTTTTTGACTTCATCACTTGTATTGAAACAGGTGCTGATAAAGACGCTGAGTTGATGAAGTTTCAAGATTCAGAATGCTGGTGGATTGAAGATAAAGTAGAGAATGCAGAATGTGGGTTGAAATTTAACCTCAATCCAATTCTCATGCGACACACGCACAACGAAAGCCATATTAATTCAAATATGCGTATTGCAAGAAATTGGAAACAAATATATAACATTGTCACTGGAGAAGAATGATGCCTACATATTCATTTGAGCATATTGAATCTGGTGACACTATGACAACCTTTTGTACATGGGAGGAAGCACAAGAAGTTATTAAGGATGGTAGTTATAGAATGATAATCTCTGCTCCCGCTATTGTATCGGGTACTGGTAGTACTACTGGTAAAATCGATAACGGGTTCAACGATGTTTTGACAAGAGTGAAAAAAGCCAATCGGGGATCAACCATTCAAACAAAGTAGGACAATCCATGCTCGCAAGTCCAGACCGCCTCACAAAAAGACAAAAAAGAAATTTGCGCCAAGATAAAATCTTGGATAAATCTGGAAAACTGAACGTAGGAGAGAGATTTAAACTATCAAATATCAAACCAATAACAATAGCACAACAAGATGCTTTTCATTCCTGGCATAACGATTATCATTTGATGCTTCATGGTATTGCTGGTACAGGTAAGACATTTATTGGTTTATATTTAGCACTCAAATCTGTGCTTGAGGGAAAAGATTTTAATAAAGTATTCATCGTCAGATCAGTTGTACCGACAAGAGACATGGGGTTTTTGCCCGGTAATCAAAAAGAAAAGATGAAGGTGTATGAAGCACCTTATCAAGACATTGCTAGAAAGCTATTCAATCGTGGTGACGCTTACGAGATACTAAAGACAAAGAACATTGTGGAGTTTATGTCAACTTCATTCGTTCGTGGCATCACGCTAGATGATTCGATTATCATTGTGGATGAAGTTCAAAACATGAGTGCAATGGAGTTGCATTCTGTGATGACAAGAGTTGGTGAAAACTGTAGAATTATATTTTGTGGAGACGTTCGTCAAGATGACTTGACAAGCGAACGAAAAAAAGAATTGAGCGGGCTAAGAGAGTTTTTACGCATTATAGATAGTATGGAAGAATTTGATTTTATCGAATTTACTGCTGAAGACATTGTTCGCTCAGACCTCGTAAAGTCCTATATTATAGCGAGGTCCAAACTGGGACTAGATTGATGAAACACTTTAATCATGTGAATTCTCCAACTCTAACGGAGCTAATTGCTGAAACGACGGGTAGCGGTAGGGTGTACAACACGCCTGACGGAAATCGCTACCCGTCAGTTACGACTATACTATCAGAACTAAGCAAAGCAGGCATTGCTGCTTGGAGAAAACGTGTTGGCGCAGAAGAAGCTAATCGCATTTCTACACAAGCTGGTTCTAGAGGTACAAAGGTTCACC